TTTTGAAGCAATACGAAGATCAACTTGCTTTAATACAAAAACAAAAAGAAGAAGCTAAAAATGTTTTTGATATTGCCTGTAAAAATGAAGACAGGTATCAAGGTGCAATATTAGGTGTTAAAGATGCACAGGCACAATTATTATCTACAGAAAATCAACAAGAAGAACTAAAACCTTCTGATGCAAAAAAAGCTAAAAATTAATTTGTTTTCACAGGAATATTTCTGTCAATAATGCCATACATGACATAAAGCGGTGCTAATCCTATAATCAAGAAAAGTACCATAAATGTTATTGGTACGCTTGCCTTAATTAGTGCTTGTTTTATCATGTTTCAAAAAATAGCTAACATCTTGAGTATTGTCTCATTTCTAATGGTAACTTCTGTTATCGGTGGAGGATACTTTGGATATAAATATGTAACATCAGAACAGTTCAAAACAAAATTAATGAACGAAGTCTTAGGTAATGTACAAGGACTAATGCCAAAGATGTTAGACCAAGGATTACCTGATATGACAGGCCCATCTCTACCCACAACAAAACTTCCTAAGTTTTAATGAACTGCTGGCATTGTAAAACTGAATTAATTTGGGGTGCTGATGCTGATATAGATCAAGATTTTCAGCCTGTTCTTGCAGAAGAATATTCTATGGTAACTAATTTATCTTGTCCAAAATGTAATTCTTATGTAGAAGTATATAAACGAAAATATGCCTACGATTAATACAATACCGATTACAGCAATACCTCGTATACCAATAATAGATATTCCTTTAGAGCAATCATTACCTAATACACCTTACATAACAAAAACATTGCCTCCAGTATTAGCAATGCCTTGTGTGACTCTTAGAAATGATGGTACAAAAAATAATCAATTGTTTATAGATGACCCAAGTGGTAATAGATTGGTTTGTCCACTCCCATCTTATGTACCTCTTCAATATGACAAGAAAAAAATATTACTTGTAGAAGAAACACAACCACCTACAAACGTAAAACCACCTGAGACTGATGTTGAACAGCCAGAAGTACCAAAAGTACCAAAAGAAAAAACACCTTGTCCAGATCCAAAAAAAAATAATCCTAGAATCGGAGATCTAAATCCAAAGGGTACTGAAAAAGTTGTTGGATTTAAATATATAGAAGAAACTAAAGAATGTGTAGTTCAATATGAACCGACAACTATAGTAGAGAAATATCTTCCAAGTATTAATACAGTATCTACAACATTTGCAATAACAATTGTGGCAACAACTGCTGCAACCCTAACTCCAATCTTAAACAGGATACTTAAACCTCTCACCAAACAAGTCGTTACTAAAATTAAAAAAGCTATTGGAAAAAAAGGAACAAAATTTTCTGGGAAGAAACCAATTAAGAGTAAAATTAATTAGAATAAAAAAACCTTATTTATCTTGGCGAAGAATAGGGTGTCTAGGTAGACAAGTCTTACCGTACTTGTCTGCCGCTAAAAATCTTATTTTTGCATGGTACAAACATAAGCAAGCTTTTTTACAAGCCCCTTACAGGTCAATCTGAAGGGTCTTTTTTTATGATTTTATGAGTATGAGATACATTTTCTATCATTTCTACATCTTCACATAATTTTGCCATTGGAGTGCCAGATTTAAATCTAATCCCATTCTTATAGTTATCTACACAAGTTTTTGCTCGGCTCATCTCAAAATTCAAACGCTTTGCTGCTAACGATGCATCGTATAATTCATTTTGTTTTTTCATTGCTTTTCGGCATTCTTTTATAGGTTCTCGATCTAACGGAATACTAAACGTAGCAGTAATACCTCCATTAATAGATACATTAGATTGTTTTTGTCCTGTTCTAACTTGTTCAAAATATAAAACCTCTCCTCTATAACCAGCATCTACATCTCCATCACCAATAGGGTTATTTTCATCATCGAAATCTCCCTCTATATCTTTTCTACTGTATATAGGTCTTTCATAATGTGTTTCATATGGGGTGGCAAATCCATACGTTGTAGAGACAAACGGAGAAATATTTAAGGTAGCTCCTTGGCAAGAAATAGTATTCATTTGATAACTAAAATTTCTTGAAGGTACTACTTGTACAGCTTGGTTTACAACTGAGCCACTAGAATTTGAAGTAGTATTGACAGAGTTTGCAAAGACAGGATTATTAAGAAGAAGTATTAAACATAAATATTTCTTCATTGACTAAAAGTACTAGTTGTATCGGTTATGTTTTCTATTTCAGTAGTTCTAATAATATGAGTGTAATTTGTAATACCAGGCGCTTCTAGTGTTTCGTAGTACATAAACGACTCTCCTTCGTTAACAATACTAAATGTTGGCTTGTTATCTAAATTAGGTGATACATAAGTAGTGCCTGTACCTTGTATTGTTGTATTTAATTTTGTCCATCCATCAGGAGCTACATTACCTGTTGAACTTTTTACATTCTCACCACCAACAGTTAGTTGGTATCCATTATTTATCTCAAAACTTTTTATATCTTCAACCGTAGTGCTTTTAGTCTCGCTACGTTGATTTAAAACTCCTTGATTAAAATTAGGAATCACACTTTGAGCATATACAGGAGCGCTAAAAAGACTTAGTAGAATCGCATACCTATACATAGCTCTAACTAATCTACTATTAATGTGGACGTTACCTGACCAAGTGCCTCAGTGTTGTGGCCTCCGGCTGTTAGTGTGATCGCTCCAGCAGAACTAATTGTTCCGGCAAGACTTCCGGCTGTTCCTCCAGCTATAGAAGTTACGTCAGAAAAATTAGGAGCAGCACCTACTGTTATTGCGCTTGTTGGCAGTACATCCGCTTGGGTAAATGACTGACTGAAACTAAAACTAGCACCAGGTACGTCTTGGCTTGCGGAAACATTAGGAGGCGTACCAATTCCCGAAGAAATAGCTAAAGCTCCAACACCATTAGTAACAGCAGAATCTCCAGTGCCATGAGTTGTATCAACCCCTGTACCGCTAATAGAGTAGCTAGAACCTATACGATCAGCAGTAGTACTTGCACCTCCTACTGTTAGCTTTGTAGAGCTAGTAATACTATGCGATAAGTCTGCATAAACTGGCGTTGATAGCAAAAGCAATATCGGAAGAAATTTTTTCATTTTTTAGATTTAGGGTCGATTACTTCTGCACCTTCAATTTTGATAGGTGTTTCTACCCTTATAGTCTGCACCATACCTTGGTTTTCTGCAACTTTAAGGTCTTTATCACTACGTTTTTTAGATCCTTCCAATCCAAAAGTCGCCAGGGCTCCTGTCAGTAAACTCGCCGGAAATGTGATATCTTTGGGGTCAGAACTGTAGCCAGGTATTGTTATGTAGTTTAAAGTTACGATAAATCCGCTCCAAACCACAACGCCCAATCTCACGAAAAGGCTGATGATAGCTAGTTGTTCTTCTTTATCATCTAAACCATCCTTAAGCTTTTGGAATGCGTTTTTCTTTTTTTGTTCTGTCATGGCTGTTTTCTGTCATAATACTAATATATTGAGGAATCGTAAAGTGGTTGAAGTAATTGCAGCAGTAGGTGGGGCATTGATGACAGCTTGCTTTGTCTCTGTAGGATCTGTTTCTTATCGCGGTAGACAATCAAGAGATGATCTTGTTCGTAATACAACCGCAATAGAATTACTGTCAACAAAAATAGATGATATGCATGACGATATGAAAGAAGTGTTTCATCGTTTAAAAGAAGTAGAACTAGCAGTAGTAGAAATTAAGCCAAGAAGGTAGTTAATGTTTAAAGAGTTAATTTGGGTAAAAGAACAATCATTGTCAGAAGATTTTTGTAGTCAGGTTATTAATAAATTTGAAACTGATCCTTACAGAAAAGTAGGGGAAGTAGATCAAAACAACCCTAGAGTTGATAAAAGCTTAAAAGTAACTATAGACACTCCTATTACAGGTAATATTGCATGGAGAGAAGAAGATGATGTTTTATACAAAGCTTTAGGTAAAGGATTATATGAATATGAAATTTATCTACAAGAGATTTCTTTAGGAAAATGGAACTTACATCCTTCTGATGGATACCAAGTAAAAGATACAGGATATAAGGTACAAAAGTATGAACCCAATGGCTTCTACAATTGGCATCACGATTGGTGTATGGATGAAGGATGCTCTAGAATTTATACTTACATCTGGTATATAAATACAATAAAAGAAGAAGATGGTGGCTGGACAGAATTTGTTGATGGTACAAAAATACAACCTAAAGCTGGGAGCATACTAATTTTCCCTGCAACTTGGACTTATGTTCATCGTGGTTATACAACAAAAGTTCCGAAGTACATAGTAACTGGTTGGATATATGCAAGACCATAAAAAAGACCCCTATTACTAGAGGTCTAGTTCTTGCAGATATCTAGTGTAGCCTAGTTTCCACTAGTTACATACAAGACCCCACACACGCCGATAGATTAGCATAAAAAAAGCCCCCTGTTTGGGGGCGTGAGTCTAGTAGTACAACATCCAGTTATCTATAATTGGATAACTTTCATGTCCTTCTCCAATTTTGTTTAGCTTTTTAATAACGCTTTTGAAAGCTCGTTTGTAATTACCAAATTCTTTTTTGGTAATCTCCTCGAACTCAGCGGCATCTGCTAAACCTTGCATAATAGTGTTTCCGTCAACCATATCATGTAAGATTTCTAAATCGTATTTGTCTAGGTCTTTATCAATGGTTTGTCTTTGTTCTATATCGTAGTTAAGGCTAGTTGCCTTATCATCTATAAAATCAAAGTCCCAATCATAAGTCTGATTTAAGCAATCAGCTATGCAATCAGGTGGACGATCAGCAAGCAGTTCTGCTTGCAGCTTTGTGAATTTAATCATTTTAAATTTTCGAGTTGCAAATTAGCCGATACCTCTATCGGCTATTCTTATTATAAACCGGACTTATAAACAATAGAAACTTAGTGTGCCACTAATAAAATTGGCACAGTACCAAATTTAAAATTAAAAGGTATACTAGAAATATTAAATGATGCAGTAGTTATTTCCCACAAGACTAGTCTGTCTTCATTTATGCATTTGACATTGCTTGGACTTGTTGATAATCATGGAGAGGGTAAAAAGCAATGTCAACAATGTACGGGCTGATCCTTGTCTGAGATTGGTCGAAAGGCTCAGATTACTTAAATGTCACAAGAGGGACTTATAAATTGTTAAAAGATGCGTGGGGCTGAAAAGGGCAGTAATATGCCCTTTTTTAGTATTTATAGTATGATTTATATAAGTCGGGAAGCCTGATGATCTATGCAAAGCAGATCTGAAAGCTATACGATCCTTGATATGGGGTTAAGGCAAGGCAGTCTTAAAGAGTTGGACTGACCCATCTCCCGATCTTTTCTAATTTAAAACTATGTTAAAAATCATCGAACCAATCCTTTTTGCTTTTCTTAGAGGATCTGCAATAAAAAAACTCGCATTAGACATAATACGAGCAATGGTCAAGAAGACTGATAATACAGTAGACGATAGGTTAGTAAGTGCTTTAGAAAAAGCATTATTTCCTGGTAGATAACTACTTTTTACCGCCTTTCTTTTTCTTCTTCTTTTTTGTTGTTCCTGTTCCGTAATGACCTGGCATAACTTCAAATGTAACTGCACCAATTATAGCTTTGTTGCGAAATATATCTAGTCTGTTAGCTTTATAGTAAAGACTTTTGTTATGAAATTAGAAATGCCGTGGTCTGGCTGGTTTAATAAACAAGCAAAAAAAA